GCCAGCGGCGGAGCCCAGATAATCGCCGCCATCGCAGAGGAGACGTCTGAACTCGAAGTCCGTGGAATCGAGCCCCGGTGATGTGGCGGATTGAATCGGAATCGCCAGAGTACAGAAGCTGGAGCAGCATGAAGACCCGTTGTCTGAATACAAGAATGCCGGACTATCACAACTACGGCGGACGAGGGATTGAGATCTGTTGGCGCTGGCGCTACAGCTACAAACTGTTCCTAGAGGACATGGGGCGCCGGCCAACACCGGGCCACTCGCTGGATCGCATTGATGCCAATGGCCACTACGAGCCAGATAACTGTCGTTGGGCAACATGGATAGAGCAGCAGCGAAATCGTAGGGATTGCGTCTTCCTTGTGATCGATGGGCAACGCGCCACGATTTCTGAGTGGGCCGAACGGCGCGGGCTCAGCTACAAGGCGGTGTATCAGCGCCTACAGTCTGGTTGGTCGCCACAGCGAGCCCTCTCTGTTCCGGTTCAGAAGCGCAGCGGAAAGAGACTGAACGCCAGCCAGCGCGAAGAAATCAAGGCGGCCTGGACGCCAGGGGTCAGGCTGAGAGACCACGGCGCTCGTTTCGGAGTGTCGGCCCAGACGGTCTCGGACATTCTCGGGGGCAGGGGGAGAGGCAGAAATACCAGCGCTTCACGATGGAGGTGCCTCGCGGCCGAGGAGGACGTCGAGCTTGGCGTCCAGGGGGCGGCGTGAAGGCCAAGCCCCGTTTCTGCGGAAGGTGCACCCGCCGGCTGCCGCCCCGTGCTCGCTGCTGCATCTGTGGCTGCTCCACGTCCGTCTACGTCGGCCGGCCTCCGGGTGAGCCGCCGTCTCCACGGAGGAAAGGGTGAGGCCGGAGTATCAGGCATTCCTTGACCGCCGCGCTGTCGTGGCGGCGCCGCGAGGCATCGAAAGTCCGAACGATCCACCGGCCCACCTGTTTCAATATCAGGCGGAGTGTGCGCAGTTCGGCCTGCGTCAAGGGTCATGGGCGTGCTGGCTCGGCACAGGGCTCGGAAAGACCCGCATCGAGTTGTGGTGGTCGGACGTGGCGAGCCGTGAGGCTAACGCTCCGGCCCTGATTCTGACGCCGCTTGCGGTGGCTCGGCAGATCGAGGCGGAGGGCCGCAAGCTCGGCTACGACGTGCGCGTCATTCGCAGCCAGGACGATGTGCGGCCCGGGATCAACGTGTGCAACTACGACCGGCTTGACCATCTCGACCCGCAAGTGTTCGGGTCAGTGGCCCTGGATGAGTCGTCAATCCTGAAGGACTTCACGGGCAAGACCTCGCGCGCCATCATCGATGCATTCTCCGGCCACCGCTGGCGTATGTCGGCCACGGCGACTCCGGCCCCGAACGATCACGTCGAGATCGCGCAGCACTCCGACTTCTGTGGAGTCATGGACCGGGCGGAGATGCTCGTGCGCTGGTTCCTCAACGACACGAGCGATACCGGCGAGTGGCGGCTCAAGGGACACGCGATCCGGCCCTTTTGGGATTGGGTCGCCACGTGGGCGCGGGCCGCACAGCATCCGCGCGAGCTTGGAGACGACGTGGCCGGCTTCGATCTACCGCCCTTCCGGGTCGTGCGCCACCAGGTCGAGTCCGAGGTCACGATGGAGGGGACGCTGTTCGGTCCAGTCGAAGTCTCGGCAGCCGACATGCACCGCGTGAAGAGGCAGACGGCCGGCGCGAGGGCCGCCGAGGTCGCGGCCCTCTCCCTGAGCAACACAGAGCCATGGGTCATTTGGTGCGATACCAACTACGAGGCGGACGCGATCATGGGCGCGCTCGGTGACGCTTCCGGTGTGGCCGAGGTTCGAGGCTCCGACTCGCCAGACCAGAAAGAGGCGGCGCTCGCGGCGTTCGCGGACGGCTCCGTGCGGGTGCTCGTCTCGAAGCCGTCCATCTGCGGGTGGGGCCTGAACTGGCAGCATTGCGCGCGAATGGCCTTCGCCGGCCGGACGTTCAGCTTCGAGGTCTTTCACCAGGCCGTCCGTAGGTGCTGGAGGTTCGGCCAGGCGCGAGAGGTCGAGGTCCACATCGTCACGGCTCCGGGCGAGGACCACATCGGGCGTGTCTTAGACCGCAAGGCTGACGCACACGATTCTATGAAGGACGAGATGGTTGCCGCGATGAAGCGCGCCATCGGCAAGGCGCAGGCGGTCAAGGTGCCGTATCGACCGACGCACGAAGGGAGGATGCCGGCGTGGCTGTGAAGTGCTTGGGCGAGGCCCACGGTAGGGCGTTTGCTGCCTACCACGGCGATGCCGTGGACGTGGTGCGCCAGCTACCCGACGCGAGCGTGGACTTCTCCGTCTACTCGCCGCCGTTCTCGCAGCTTTTCATCTACAGCGATTCGGTGGCTGACATGGGGAACAGCGCGACGGACGCGGAGTTCTTCGAGCACTACACGTTCCTGATTTCGGAACTGCATCGCGTCACCGTTCCCGGCCGGCTCTCGGCGGTTCATTGCTCCGACCTACCGCTCCAGAAGTGGAAGGACGGGCTGATCGGGATCAAGGATTTCTCCGGGGCAATCGTGCGCGCCCACGAGGCCGCCGGCTGGACGCTGCATTCCCGCATCACGATTTGGAAGAGCCCGGTAGTGGAGATGACGCGAACGAAGGCCCTGGGCCTACTCCACAAGCAACTGCTGAAGGACTCGGGCCGATCGCGCGCGGGCATGCCAGATTACCTGCTCGTGTTCCGGAAGGAGGGCGACAACCCGCGGCCGATCAAACACACGGCGCAAGACTTCCCGGTGAGCCAATGGCAGGAGTGGGCCTCGCCGGTCTGGATGTCGGTAGATCAGACGCGAGTGCTCAACGTGCGTCAAGCGAAGGACGAGAAGGACGAGAAGCACCTTTGCCCCCTGCAGCTCGACGTCATTGACCGCGCCCTGACGCTGTGGAGCAATCCTGGGGACACGGTTCTATCCCCTTTTCTCGGCATCGGCAGCGAGGGTGTCTGCTCGCTTAGGGCGAAGCGGCGCTTCATCGGAGTCGAGTTGAAGGAGTCCTACTTCCGAAGCGCGGTCGAGTACTTGAATGCCGAAGACGCGCAGCTTTCCATTTTCGAGCAACACGCGTGACGCCCGAGGTCTGGCGCCACATCCCCTCCGGCGGCCCCTTCCCCTGGGAGAACGGGGTGGACTACACCGTCGAGGAGACGGCGCCGAACGTCTTCGAGTACCGCTACCGAGCCTGCGAGTGCCCGGAAGAGCCCGCGGCCGTGACGTCTCCACGAACACCGAGGAGGTAGGGACCCCTTGAAGGCATCGTCTCCCGCGTTCCAGTTCTATCCCAAGGACTACATGACGGACGCGAACGTCATGGAGATGACCCACGAGCAGCGAGGCATCTACATCGACCTCCTGTCAATCTACTGGCTGGAAGACGGTCTCCCGTCAGACCTTGGCCGGCTCGCTCGGCTGGTCGGGTTGCCTCCGAAGCGGTTCGAAAGGCTGTGGCCGGCCATATCTCGCTGCTTCAAAATCGAGGGCGGCGCTCTTCGACAGAAGCGACTCGAAGAAGAAAAGCTCAAGCAGGCGACGTACAAAGACAAGCAACGGCGCAAGGGTGCACTGGGTGGTAAAGCTAAGGCTATCAACAAAACCAGGAATCCGCGGCTACAGTCCGGCTACGCTCCGGCTGTAGCCGAATCGAAGCCGGAGGGTAGCTTTCCGTTTTCCGTTTCCGTTTCCGTTCCCATTCCCAGTACGGCAACGGAAACGGAAACGAATCGCGGCGCCGACGGCGCGCCGCCCTTTCCGAGCCAGCACGCGGCCGACGTCTACCTGCGGTTCTACCCCGGCGGGCGCCCTCCGAAGCCGATGTTCAGGGAGCTGCGGCCGCTGGTGTTGAAGCACACCTGGGCGGTAGTCGAACCCGAGTTGGTGGCCTACCTCGAATCGACGGAGGTCCAGTTTCACAGCTGGCCGAAGTTCGCCAGCGGGTTCGGCTCGTGGGCGAACGGGCGCGCCGGGCCCCGCGGGCAACCGAAGGCCAGCGTGGGGGACCGAACCATGGCGGCGCTCAAGCGAGCGGAGGAGAGGCGGAATGGAGAGAGACCCGAATCGGGAAGTGCAGTTCCAGAGGGCGCTCAGCCGGATCTCGGCAGGCTGCCGCCAGGAGCTTGACGACCTGACGCTCGAGGTCTACACCGAGGCCCTCTGCTACCAGACCACGGCTGACGAGTGGGAACGGTTCACCCGAGAGGCCGTGGCGTCCGGCCGCTTCTCCTGGTTCCCCAAGGTGGTCGAGCTCCTCGACGCGCTCCGAGAGTTCCGTGGCCTGCCGAACCTCGACGCCGAGGCCGTGGCTGCCTACGAGCGGGTGTTGGACGCTGGCGTCTACTCGGCTGAGGGCACCTCGTGGCAGTTCCGGGCCGTCGTCGACTCGTGCGGCAAGGCCGCGGCGGAGGCGTTCCTCGAGGCCGGCGGGCACAACGCTTTCGCCTGGGGCGGCCGCGACGAGCCGAAGAGGCGGGAACGGTTCGTCTCGGCGTATCGAGCCGCGGCACGGGAAGACGAGTCGGCCCGGCTTCTCCCGCCGGCGCCGGTCAAGGGCCTGCTGGCCGAGCCAGGATCCGGCGCTTTCGCGTCGGCCCACGAGATCCTCGAGCGCGTGGCGGGGATCAACGCAGCCGAGGAGGGCGAGTCCGAGCGCCAGCCGTTCAGCCGGCCCCCGCGAGTAGTCGAGGCGACCGACGACCGCCTCGAGCTCCTGCGGCGCCAGGCCGCGGAGATCGCCGAGCAGGAGACACCAGCATGAAGCTGACGCAGGACCAGTGGGAGCGCTTCGCCGCGCTGAACCCGCCGTTGGAGGGCGAGAGCCGAACCGACTGGGTGGGCCGGCTGGAGCGGCTCGCTGCGGAGAAACGGGTGCCGCAGGAGCAGCCGAGGCTGCCGTATTCCGACGACACGAGAATGCCCGGACAGGAGGGTTGAAAAATGGAGCTGTTCGTGACGTTGAGCATCGAACGCAAGGCCGAGCTGATGGACGAGGCCGCGCGCCACTACGCCACCATGGAGGCCTTGGAGGCGAAGAAGAAGCGCGAGGCCGAGCTCGTGAACGGGGAGATCAAGGTCGAGGAGGAACACGTCGCACGGATCATGCGCGTGGTCCGCAAC